AGACGGACAACCTGCGCGCTGCCGATGTCATGCCGGGCCACCATCCGGCCGAGTTCGAGCTCGACCACCTCCTATCAATCGAGGACGGGGGCTCACCGACGTCGCCCCAGAACCTCTGGGACATGATCTACGCCGACCACTACGGCGCGCGGGTCAAAGACGTGCTGGAGACCAAGATGCACCGGCTCTACTGCGCCGGGACCGTGACTCTCGACCAGGCGCGCGCGGCGCTCTCGCCGAACTGGCTGGTCGGCTACGTCCAGTACGTTGGAGCGCTGCCGAAATGATCCTTCAGCGCAGACGCGGCGAGATCTACGCTGGCCCGGGGGCTCTCAACGACGCCGACGGCATCGGGTCGGCCTTTCGGCTGAGCCCCGCCCGCTAGTTAAACCCGCGAGACCGCCGAAGGGTCCGCTTCCCCCAGCATTCAAGTAACGAGGTGAGCGTCCATTTGCATTCATTCGCAAGCCAAAAACGCATAGTGAGGCACATAGTTGATATAGTACGGCGCCTACTATATGAAGTGTGACTCTCACTAGTAGAAGTCATGCCCGCCCCCACCCGAGCCGCCAAGGATATGACCGACGACGACTGGCGAGCCCTGAGCTTCGAGGCGTCGCAGACCTTCAGCCCGTCGGCGCCAGCGCATTTTATGCAGTCTGCCATAGCAGCCGCTAGGGAGCGAGGCGCGCAAATTTCAAACTGAGACACCACCATCAGCCGTTATCCTTTTCTATCTTCCTGACGGCTCCCACCGATTCAGGATGGAGCGCCACGTCCTTGGCCAGTGACATCATCTCGACCCGCTCCCGCGACTGGCGGTCCAGATCGCGGTTCTGATCCTCCATCTGCGCCGTGGCATGCTGGACTTCGATCTGGTGGCGCTTGGTCTCGGCGTCCAGCATTTTGGCTTGCGCGGCGATCTGGGTGGCGGGATCGGGCTGTTGCTGCTGCCCTCCGGCAAGCCCACCGGCAGCAGGCTTGGGCGCAAACGCGCCCTGCTGTATCTTGGCATCAACCTCTTTAACCTTGGCCTGCGCCGTCATGGTCTCGGCGTCAGCTTTCTGCTGGTTGACCTTGGCGTCGGACTGCATCTTGATAAGCTCAGGCGGCGGCTGCTGCTGCGCGCCCTGCGGCACAAGAAACTGTTCCGGGTTATTCCAACCAATGGCCTGCAGGGCCGCCCGGTCCACGGCGATGGGGTCATACATGGACGGGTTTGCGCCCTGAAGCTGCTTCAGCGCCATGATCTTCATGACCCGCTGGCCGTGGGACGCAGTGTTGGGGTCAGCTTGCGGGGTCAATTCGACGTCCTGCAAGGCTTTCAGGAAAGTCTGCTCGTCCCATTCCGTCTTGGACGGCCCCTTGCGCTGCCAGAAGGCCTCCGGGTGCTCCCTGAAGCATTCCACCAGCAGCTTGAACTCACGGGCCTGAGAGGCGTGCAGGCGCTTGTGGACGGCATTCATGACCTTGGTCGCCTGCTCGATCATCGCCAACGTAGTGCCCACCGGGGCATCCGCACGGCCCTCTCCGACCTGCTGTTCCGACGTGCCGCCGATCCGCATGCCCGTCTGGGCCATGCTGTCAGTCAACTGCATCAGGGCAGGCATGCCGCCCGTCTGATACGGCAGGGGCATGACGGCCTGATTGATCGGCAGGCCGCCCGTGTCGATCTGCGCGCCGCCGCCGGGGGGCACACGGAAGATGTTGGTGTTCTGGCGCGAGCCGGACTTAGCCATGAGGAAGCCGGGGAAGTTGGCGTACATGCCGTTGTCCAGCATTTCCCGCCACGCCGCCGTGATGGCGTTGGTCGTGTTGCCCAGAATGTGCAGCAGGCCGATGCCATAAAACCCCATGCCCGGCACGAAGGTGTACTCCACGAAGGTCTCGCGGGGCTCCGGCAGGCGTTCGGTGTCGTCATAATTGCGGACGATGGACAGCACCTTGCGGGACGAAACGTCGATAGTCACGCGGTAGGGAATTTCGAGGCCGGTGATCTTGCTTTTCCACTTGTGCTCGTAGCCCTTGATGTCCAGTTCGCAGTAGCACTCGTAGATTTCGCGGTCATAGTCATCCGGCTTGCTCTCAGCCGAAACGCCCTGCTGGGCTTTCTCTTCCCGTTGCAGGCTGTCGAGCTTGGGCGCGCGGGCGGAACCCAGTTCGACGTCATGGTAGACACCCAGTATCTGCATCCGCTTGACGACTGAGGGCCGCATCATGATGCGATGCGTGATGCGCTTGGAATTAGCCAGATCGGTCGCGTTATTGTTGACGATCAGGTCATCGGCATCTACCGTCTCACTGACAGGCCGGTTCCGCAGCGGGCAGAAGTAGACCTTCTTGAACTGCGTCCCCCCAAAGCCCACCATCAGAAGCATGCGATCAGTGTCGGGGTAATACTCCGTCGCCACTGCCGTCAGGTAATGGTTCAGGTCCCGCTCCAGCGCGTTGGCAAGCTGGTCCTCGTTAAGCTCGGCGCGGTTGTTGTCGTTCCTGATCTTCAAGGGACCGTCAGTGGGCAGAAGCTCCGACCGGGCGTTGGCTTGAAAGCGCAGCACGGCCTCCAGCAGAAGCGGGTGGCGCACCTTGCTCATGCCCTCCACCGGAGCGCCGTCAGCGGCTCCCTGAAGGCCCGGTATCTCGATCTTCAAGCCAAGGAGCTTCACGCCCAAGGCGCGCTCCTCGATCCAGTCCCGGCGGCTGTTAATGTCCTCATCAACGCCGCGCAGCAGGTCTTCCGCAATGCGGGTCAGTTCATTCTGGTCAATGTCATCGACCAGATTGTCGAACCAGCCCTTGGGGGTCTTGTCTTCCGGCTCGTTCAGGGGCTTTCCGTCGAGGGAAATGGTGATCGAGCCGTCATCGTGCTCGATCTGGACGACGTTGCCATTTTCATCGATGTTGGGGACGTCCCCGCCCTCTTCGACCTCAACCTGCACGTCGTCATCATTGACCGGCTCAGCACTGCCGAGACCGCCTTGGCGAATGTTCGGGCTCAAGCCGGGCGTCATGGCCATGTCAGGCGTCCTTTACAGCGTCGAGGTTCTCCATTTCCTCTACAAAGAGGCGGATGCCCTCGAATGCCGCCTCATTATCAGTTTTCGCCTTGATGATGTAGGTCCGGCGGTGGTTGTGAGGCTCCTCGCCCCAGACAGTCACGTCCCATGTCGGCTGCGACCCAAATTTAACCATGTCCGCCGAGGCGGAGGCATTAACACGGGTCGCTTCGATCATTTCGTGCCTCATGCAGGGTAAAGAGGCTGCTCCCGACCGCCGGGGTAGGCCTTCATCGCCTCAATTTCTTCAATCCGCTCCGGTGCGCGGGTCAAAAGTCCCAAATCCCGAAGGTGCCGCAGGGCCTGAGACACAGTATCCACTATGTCATCATGCTTGCCCTTTGGAAACTGCCCCACTTGGGTCATGGTCATCTCCGCCCAAGCCTTGTCCGGGGCAAATATCATCCCCTCGGAAAACAGATGCTGCACCGAGTACAGGCGGGACAACTTGTCGATGCTTTTGGGGTCATGAAGCTGGACGGAGAACCGCTCATTGCCGTAAAGTCGGCGCAGTTCCTGTGAAACCGAGTGCCCTGCGGCCTTGTTCTCGATCAGGAGCTTGTCCACCTTGAGCTCGCGGCAGGTGGAGGCAACTTCCTCGACCAGTTCGTGCAGTTCAAGCCGCTTTTGCCATGCAAACATCAGCATGGCACGGGGCACGTCCTCGGTGTAGCGCCGCTCGACCATCCCATCCACACCCCGGATGTCGTTCGCCACCGTATCCCCGGAGAATACCCCCCATACGGTAATGGCGGAGAAGTCGTTCGACGTCTTGAGGGTGTAGGCGGTGTCCAGAGACGCCACGATGAAGTCCATGGGCGGAAAGGTCGGGCTGTCCCACAGCTTCCACCAATCCCGCTTGATGACACCGCCCCCGGCAGGCTCAGGACGCTGCTGTAGCTGGCCTGCAGCGCTGAAGGGACCAAGCTGCTTCTCCAGCAGATTGACTTCCGGCTCGCCAAAACGCTCCGGCCACAGCAGTTCGTTGGGCTTTGTGCGGGGATCGTTCCACCCGATACGGGTCTGAAACGCCCGCTCCGGCTCGTATTTCATCGGCAGACAATTGCCGCTGATCGAAACTCGACCACTTCGCCTGACAACGACAGCCGAAGATGGAACGGATACGCAATAAACCATGCCGTCATATGGAACGCGTTGCGTGTGGCGGGACCGAATTTGTGAGCCCACTTTGCGCGACCGGTCGGGTATTTTGCTGGCGCGCAGATAAATTTTCCACATCTGTCGCGGCTTGATATCATGGCCGTTGAAATGGCATGATGAAGACATAAAGCTGTTTAGGCTACTCGCCCATCCGGACTTGACTGCGCATTCCTGAAGATCATCTGCCATGCGCCGAGAGGCCGTTGAAATGGTAATCTTGTCCAAATTGCGGACAGCAAAATGCCCATCTCCCTTAGCGTAAGCAATCAGAAACGCCTGCAAATCCTTTGCAGAAAGTCCCTTCAACGCCTCTGGAGCGCGCTTCGACAAACTATTCCCCAAGGCCTCTAAATCTCGCGCCAGCGTTTTGTCTTTAATTGTCCAAACCCGCATGCGCTCGTTATTTGATGATATCCAAGAATGAAACGGAATTTGTTTCATTAGAAGATCAATTTCATCAACGTAACGTCCGCCCTTCTTCTGAACGATTCGCGTCTCACGTCGCGCTGCGTTAGCGCAGCCCTCTGACAAATACCAACCCATGAATTCAGCGAATACAGAAGAAGGCCACAAGCGGCCACCGAAGGTGACGGGCGAAGTTTCGCCCGTCCACAAAACCGTCTGCGGCAAATGGAAAATTTTGGGCAAATCAGAAGCGGCCCGCACCCTCCATCCGTTTGCCGGAACGCCGCCCTTCATGTCATTGGAATCACCGTAGACCATGCGATGATCGGGCGTGACCATTAGGTCGGCGGTTTGAGACTGATAGTGAATCATCTCACCGATATATTGCTCACGAATGTGGCGGGTCGGCATTTCCCAGCGCGCGCAAAGCGTCGTCGGATCAACTCCCAGAACCTCAACACCGTCACCAAGATCCGGGAAAGGGATCCAGCCATCGCGAGTTAGGATCTCGGTTTCAGCATCGTAACACAGGTGCGTCCAGTCGCCCACGTCCTTCGACAGGATGTGGCCGGTCAGGTCGTCTTCGGCGAGGCGCTGCTGGATGATCACGAACGCGCCGGTCTTCGGATCGTTCAGGCGGGTGCTCATGGCGCCGTCCCACCAGTCGATGGTGGACTGAATGGTGGCCTCGGAGAAGGCCTCGGAGGCCGCGTTGGGGTCGTCCACGACGATGATGGAGCCACCTTCACCCGTCACCGCCGCGCCGACCGACGTGATCAGTCGCTCGCCGCCCTGATCGTTGGAAAAACGGCTTTTCGTGTTCTGGTCGCTGTTCAGGGTGAACCGCGTGCCCCACATGTCCTGATACCACGGCGATTCAATGAGCCTGCGGCACTTCACGCTGTCGCGCAAGGTCAACTGCTGGGCATAGGAGGCGTGCAGGAACTGCACTCCCGGCCCCGACGTCGGCCCCCGGTAGGGCTGCGCCCATACCCACGCAGGAAACGCCACGGAGGTGATAGTGGAATTGTGCGTCGGAGTTAAGTGACGGCCCACAAGATACAATCCGTCGGGGCTATCGACTTGAATGCAGTGGCCGACATAGCCCCTAGGGTCTAGGCTAACAGACTTCAGGCCGATGGCGCGACGAGGCGCTATACGCCTGATGCGTTTTCTAAGCAGGGCGGTGGGGATGCTCATTGTCGGCTGAAACGAAACCATCAAGCAGGGCTGTTTTCCTTGAATACCGGAAGACGACAAAGTCGGGGCAACCTCTACCACGCCAACACGGAACCCTAAGGACCGGGCCAACTCTACGCACCCGTCAATCAAAACCCTGTTTGCGTTGCAAAACGTGACGCGGTTGTTCTTGTCTACGGTTCCGTCGGTATCAATTAGGCCCGCCAAAAGTTCAAGGCGTTGCTCGATGGACGCAGAGAGATACGCCTTGGGAATATGCTTGCGCTCTTGCGCCCCAGTCGCTTTCAGGGACGCGGTTATGCCGTCGGGTCCGCCAAAGTTGGTCGTAAGGACGCCCGTTTTGCTGTGCCGCCACTGCGCAGACCGCGCATACCCCAGACC